ATCAAGATGTTGTTGACACGTGTGGGTGAAGGCAGTACTATTGTACTCAATGGTGACATCCAGCAGTCTGACTTGAAGGGTACGTCTGGTCTAGCTAAGATCATACACCTAGCTAAGAAGCATATGCTTGATGTACCAGTAGTAGAGTTTGGCATTGATGACATTGTACGTAGTGGTATCTGTGCTGAGTGGGTTAAAGTATTTATGAAGGAAGGTCTGTGAAACTAGAACAAGAAGCGAAAGCACACATAGAAGGTACACGCATTAAGTTCTACGATGAGTTATCTCAACACGCTGAGCAGCTTGAGAAGTGCATCAAGAAGAATCTGCTACTTACGCATGAGAAGGATAAAGCCTTAGAGCATTTAACTGCGTGTCAGCTATGGGCAAAACACTGTGCTAAACGACATGGTATACGATAAAGGAAAGGGGAGCTTAGTTGCTCCCCTCTTTTTATTTGTATATGTCTTTTAGGTAGTCTACGTAGTCCATGAAGTATTGTAGTTCTGAATAAGTCATGTCCTCCACACCACCACTAAAGTTAAAACGATCCTTCATAACTTTAATAGCTTTACTTCTAAGCTCTTTATTACCGTGAGAACTAGCCTTCCTTCTAATAGCTAACATCTGTGTCTCACTGGTGCCACTGCTCTTCATGCTTTTACGCACCTCAGAACGCAACCCACTCAGAGTTTCTTTGAGCATGGCTCTCTTACCTACCAAGTCTGCTTGGATAAATCTATCATCTCGTAACAGCCTATCGGTAGCTTGCTCCATTATAGGTGCGAGTGTTTGATTGAACAGTGTGTCATATCTAGCAATGTTAGATCTCTCATTGGCAGTCCAAGGCTGCATCTGTGCCATAGAGTAGACCTTCTCCGTAGAGGTTCTCCCAGGTTCAATAGTAACACCAAAGATACGAGCTAAAGGATTAGCGTCTTGAAGGCTACCCTCACGAGTAGCAACCCGTAGCTCTTCGCCTGTAATAGTCTCTGCCTTATCAGTGAAAGCTTCAATGATGTTATCAAAGTATTTAGCTGCAGACTGTGTAAAGACAGCGCCTCCACCATCAGCCTGACGCACATCCTTAGCAGCATCTGTATCTGTTATGAAGCCTGTTAGTTTATTTACTGCATCCAATGGGCGAGTAAAGCCTGCAACATAGTTACCTGACATCTTAGCGATAGCATCGAAGCTGGCCTTTGCTTTATCACCATCTTGGTTAAGTAGAGAGTCTACAATACGAGTAAGATCATTACCAAACTCTACATCACTAGCAAGTTGACCAACAGCCAATTGCTCTAGTAGCTCCTTCTGTAGCTCTGCAGGGATGTCTTCACCCTTACGCTTAAGGTTGCCTACACGTCCTGCTGCAAGGAATAGAGAGAAAGGGTACGTGTTTCTAGCGTCAATGATTGTACCACCACCAACGTCAATCTTGAATGTACCTAAGTTATTCTTAGTACGCTCTTCATCGTAATTGATAGCCATGCCTAACGCAGATATACCTACTAAGCTACGTGCTGCAGCTTCAACAGTTTCAATGTTACGTTTCTCAGACTTAGCAATAGCAGACATAACTTCTACAGCACCACCTACGCTCCACTGATACGAGGTAGCAATCACGTTATTGAAGAACCTACCAAAAGGTAATACTGTACCCAAGAGTGGGATGTTAGAGATACTCTCAGTGAACTTAGCAGCTTGGCTGAGCAGCTGATCGTCTGTTGTGTAGTCCTTAGAGAACACAGACTTCAGTGTAGTGTCTAGCGCACTACCAATTACACCATCATCAATAAGATCAATGCTGCCATCGTTCAACACCTCTTGAAGTGTTTTATCCTTCTTAAGGCGTAGGTATTTATCTAGCTCAGTCATAAACATTTGAGACTTAGTAAATGTATCCTGAGCACGTACACCTGTAAGACGGTTAGCAGCAGTAGTTACAGTTTCAATCTGCTTAAACCATGGTGCCTCTGGATCTATACCAAAGCGTCTACCTGAGCGTTCAACACCACCTGTAACAGACTCAAACAAGGTCTTACCCACCTCTTTATTCTCAGATAAGAACTCCATGTAAGCGTCATGTGTAGTGTAGGGGTCCATCAGGTTACGCATCTTCTGCGCTTGAATGTCCTTGTATACACCTGCAACACGTAGAGCTTCTTGCCCACGCTTGGTGAACTTACCGCCCAGAGCTAAGCCGTACACTAAGTTGCCACTGCCTGTGAATACGTCAGCCATAGTGGAACCCATATAAAACTGGGAGAAGCCTACTACGTTAAGCATTGTTGTAGCAGGAGATGACACAAGAAGCCTACGCCATACAGACTGTGAGTATGCACCTAGCTTTATGTTCTTCTTGCCTGTAGCCTTAGCAAGCTCTTCTTCTATGGCTTCTGCAGCCTGAGGATTACGGACAAGGTTATCCATTACTTTCTGACCATGCACAACACCAGCGTCAATAGTCCTGCGAGTCTGAGACATTACATTGCCAAGCTGCATACCATTACGCACTTTGGATGCAATTAAGTCACCAAGCTCTTGTGCAATGTTTGTCGTTTCGCCTAAGGTATAACCTGCGAGAGGCTGCATACGCTTAGAAATACTTTGTAGTTGCTCTTGGGGAACCTGCTTTAGCACATTAGTCATAACATCTGTTATACGCAGGTTCTTGTTGAGCTTCATGCCATTGTCAGCAAAGACTTTAGCTAAACCACCCTTTCCATCTGGACCTAACATAATATCGTGCAACAACTCAGCGGGCATCATAGAAGTCTGGAACAGGTTATCACCACGCTTCCACTTAGATTCCCAGCTGTCTAGTGTCTTATTGATGTGTTTAGTTACACGACTAACTGCTTTCTTAGGCAGGGCAATAAGAGTAGCAGCTTCGATGTCTGCGTCTAGCTCAGCATTACGCTTAGCCTTACGTAGTTGTAAATCTACATCACTTAGACCGCTAGCACCTTTAAACTTACCACCTACAAGCTGAGCGCCACCGCCTACTGCTCCAAACAAAGAACTAAACCCTGTCTGCAGTACGCTGTACTCCTCTTGAGCACCTACATCCAGCATTACGTTCTGAATCTGATTGTCATGTAACACAGCAAAGGTAGCATCAATAGCCGTTGTAGCAATAAGGCTCTTCTTGTTAGCAGCCTTGCCTCTCTCAGTAAGAAACTCTTTCTGTGCTTTCTTCTTAGCATTAAATAAGAAGTTCTGTTGCTCTCGTTTAGCTATACGCTCACGCAAAGCTTTAGCTGCAGTACCAGTAACACCTCTCTCTGTCAGGCGCTGGGCCACACGCTCTGCTGCTTCCCTAGAAGCCTTCTGTGCTAACTCACGTGTAGCACCAGACTTGATAGCCTTCTGTCCAGCCTCAATTGCTGCATATTTGACTAGCTCCTTACCACCTTGAGTAATACCCAAAGACGCAGCTTTACCTATACCACCAGTGAGCAGGCCAATGTAGTTAGATGGATCTGTAGCTGCTGCTAGAATGTAATCCTTAACACCGTCTACCGCACCAAAGAAGCCATCATTAACAAACACGTTACCTAGCTGGTCATACAACTGGTAGGCTTCACGTGCTTTTATCTTATCTTCTTCTTTAGCATTAGTTATGTGGCGTACCTCACCTCCAGTAGAGATAAGGTTAGCGTTGAAACTACGCATGTGGTCAACAAAGTCTTCGACAACAGTGTCACCGTCTTTGTTCTTGTAGTCCACACCCTTACGAGAGATCATATAATCACGTATGACTGAAAGGTTCTGAGGTTTAAGAAAGTCTTTCTTCTTAAGCTTAGCACCCATATCGACTGCAGTGTCAGACTCTTCCATTTCCTTACGTTTAGACACAGAGTATTTACTAAGGAAAGCATTAGCGTCACCTGCATCATCAGGCTCTTCTATTTCTTCTGTTCTTAGGATGTCATCTGTTTGATTTATAACACTGGCATTAGATGTGCTATACTTACCTAAGAAGTTCTGCAGAGATTCACTCATCTGACATTACCTTTTTTAGCTGAAACACAAGGAAGTTTAGGTTGGCTGGTAGAATCTTTCGGTTCTCATTTGCCCAGTTAGCCAGTAGTTGATAATACTGAGTTTCATCTGCACTAGGGTCGATGTTTTCTTTTACGTATTCGTACATATCTTCACCAGAATCAACCAACAGTTGTAGATCAGACTCAGTAACCTCTCCCTTATCCATAGCCTCTTCAATGTCATCCATAGTAAGGCCAAACTTCTCAATAGCTTTCTCTCTTACGCTACGTCTGTCAGGTCTCTCTTTGGGACGTGGAGATGTCGTAACACCTTCATCTACTTCTTCACCACCCGTTACAGTAATAGGCATCTTAGCACCTTCACCAAACATACGCTCTAAGCGACTTGCTGAGAATGTTTTAGAGGGTAGATCGTCATTAGCATCAAACTCAGAGATAGAGAAGCCTGCTTGCTCAGCTACCATAGCTTGATCTGGAATAAGTGCTAAGTCAGAGCCTTTCACTTTAAACGTATTAGGCATACCTGCAATCTTAAGTTTATAGTACGCTTCAGGGCTGGCTTCACGTTTTAGTTCAATCATGCTCAAACCCTCAGGCGTAGCAAATGTCTCAGTCATACCACCGAAAACACTTACGGGAAGCCCTCTACTCTGACGTTCAGCACGGCTCATATTCTCCCACTCTTCACGTGTAACATCTAGGCTAGTCACGCTTTCTGGTAGTACGTCCATTACTGGCTCAGATAATCCACTACGTTTAACAGTGCCAGAAGGAACAAAACTCTCAAAGCTGTTGTAGATTAGCTGAGCATCCTCTCCATCAAACGTCTGACCCGCTGCAAGAGCAGACACAACAGTATTATTCTCATCCATGGTAAACTCTACTACAAGAGCTTCGCCTGTGTCTGGATCAGCTAACACGCTTGGGTGTGACATGGATGTTACATTACCCTCTGTTTCTACAGTACCACCCCCATTTTCTATAGTAGCTTCTACGCCTTGACCCGTGTCTTCAGATACAGCGGGTGCTACATCCGACATTAGTGTCTTTACGTAGTCTTCTCCCATGTATGTAGTCATGAGATCACCCAGACCTGTTACAGCACCTGTGCCATATTGTGTAATAGCATCTTCAAAGATAGAGCCAAAGCTCTCTTGTTTCTTACGCCTTACAACTTCCATAGCAGCCTTTTTATCTTCTATGTCTTCCTGTATCACAGGGTTTGGATTAGCCTTTATAGTAGCAGCAGCAGCTTGGTATTCAGGGTCCATGCTTTCAAGAAACGCTGTCTTCTCAAGTAATAACTCTTCTATACCTGCACGTTCAGCAGCACCAAACCTTTTAAAGTCTGAGAATGTAGCAAAGGTAGATGGTATAAGAGCCTCGTAATCCGACTGTCTTGCAATAGCATTAATCTCTGAGGCAGTCATACCTTCTGATACTGTTTCTGTTCCTAGCTTATACTTAGCCTGTTGCATAGCAGCGTCACCAGTTAAGCGATCCCAGAAACTAATCTCTGGCTCTGCTATTGGTTTCTTATCTGCTCTATAAGCACCAAAGGAACGCTCTACAAACTCTTGTGTACTTATATCCATAGGCGTGAAGTCACTAGGTAAGCGAATAATGGTATCAATATCAGCAGTACCAAGGGGTCTACCACCATTGGCCTCAACTGCAGCGGCTACCTTCTCAGCAAAAGTAGCAATACCGTTTGCACCACTAGCAATAGCAGCCTGTATCTGTTCTTTTGTAGCTCCGTTACTCTCTAACATTTTAGTAAGACCTAGAACCTTGTTAACGGTAGAGGTTCGATTAGTTACTTTAGAAGTATTAGCTTCAGCCTGATCTTCCTGCTTTGTTTTATAAGCACGAGCCTCTTTCTTCTTCTCTTTAATATCTGCAGCCCTATGTTCCATAAAGCCTGTAGCAAACGACATCCAATCAAAACTCATATCTTAAGCTCCCTTCGCCATAAGACCCATAGGTTCAGCATCTGGTTCGCTTACTTCCATGTTCATATTCAAGTCATCTTCAGGCATCTCTACTTGAGGCTTTCCTGTAGTGTTCTGCATCTCTGCTAGTAAAGCTACTCCTGGGTCTTCATCCGAAGCACCCTTGTCTTCAGCATCAGCCATAGCCATAGTAATAGCGGTCTGTAAGCGCTGCTTCTCTCGCTCTTTAAGCTCTTCCTCAGGATCACCAATGTCATCACGTACTTCGATACCGTAGCTTGTCATAGCAGCCTTAATAAAGGCATGGATAACAGGAGCAATAATCATGCTCACATCAATAGAGTGTAACCCATTCATAACACCCATAGTAAGGAGTGTCTTAACGAAAGGAGCCACAGGCATGTCACTTCCCAGCAACACAGACAGATCATCCATAATCTCTTCATCAGCAAGCTTATTGATGTAATACTGTGTAGCTTCCTCTGGGTCAGCCATCTCTGGTGGGTTTTCCCAAGGCCAGTTCTTAGGTTGATCTGTCAGGGACTGACCAGGAATAGGGGCGTCTAAAAGGGATACCATAATATTTTACCTTACTTAGTGAATCCAGCGCCGAAGTAGAGACCTACAATAGCTGATACAATGTGTGTGTCGAGGGGTGTAATTACAAAGCCACGTGCTGCCTGCCATTGTACTGTACCGTCACCACCAAACAGCCAGTTAAATAAGCCACCGTGTACTTCAGTGTAACCTACGATAACGCTGACCTCAGGATACCATACAGCAACTAGCTTTGGCAAGACTATAATAGCAAAGATTGACGATAATGCTATAAGCCTACGAGTCCATGCGAAGTGCTTGTCTGTCTTGCCAGCGTTACGTGCTTCTGTTACACCGCCAAGAAGTATTCTCTGTTGCTCTGCTTTGTTCTTAGCGTTCTGTCCTATCATAGACATAACCCCACCTAGCACGGTAGAGAAGAGCATTGTGATAAGTTCTAGGGGGAGACCAAACATTAGTTAGGTATTCCCGAACCAGCGGTTGCTAGAGGTAGGACGCTAGATACTTCGCTTCGTTTATCAATAAGCCCAGCAAACTTAAGCTCCTTAATCACACGATTATCCATACCAGCAGTGTACCTACCAGCGTCTTTTCTTCTTAGATGCCTTGCAAAGTCTACAACGTCTCTATCTTTAGCGGCTTTTAATACAGCTGTCCAGTCCTCGCCTGCCTTCTTTCCACCCACATTATATGCTAAAGATGTTAAGGCTCTTTGATAGGAAGGGTCTAACTCGTTCCAAGAAGTACCTATGTTAGATAGCTTGGTTTCCCATCCGTTATCTAATGCCGCTTCTTTGTGCGCCTGCATATCAGCATTAAGTATTGTTATCTTGTCTTCTTCTGTAAGCTCTTTATAAGTACCGTCATCATTCTTAAATGTAACACCTCGTATTTTACCAGATGCCTCTTCTGCAGCAGTAACTTTATGACCGTAGCCTACATCTTTACTACGATCGTCTTCGTTTGCTATGTAATTAGGGTTGAGTTTACCGTTTATATACTCCTTGGTTTCCCTTGCATCCTTTGTAGCTACGGGAGTAGAGCCGTGGTCAGACTCTGCTTTCTTTCCTATATCTTCATAAAAAGTTGTGAGACCTGTATCGCCTTTAGTATCAAACCTAGGACTCATAAGCCCTTCAGTCGTTTCTGCAGCAGGAAGCTCACCTGTCCGTAAGAACTCCTCATCAGCCCTACGTTCAGGGTCTACCTCACTTAGAGGAGCCGTAGACTCGTCTGCTATAGTATCTGAAAGGTTAGTCTCAGGGAAGCGATCCTCTATAGATACACCTGAACCTGAGAACTGTCGATCAGGGTCTTCCGACACAGGCGCTGATTCTTGAGGATCAGTAGCGTACATAAACAGCTTTCCATATTCCTCCATCGTACTCTTCTTAGCTTTATCAGCATCTGGCTTCTTGCTAGACAAAACTTGCTCAGCTTCTTCATCCGTATCAAAGTAAGCAGACATTATCTCATACATCTTAGTATAGAAGTCCATGTCTTCTTTTTTGTCTTGGGCAGGAGCAGGGCGTGAAGCAATGCCTTGGGGTTCTACATCTGGTGTTACTGTCTCACGTAGTTTCTTAGAGTCAGGAACCCAGTCAATCTTATATTTAAAGTCTGCCATTTTATTAACCTAACATGCCCTATTACTTTCCGTTCCCATTATATCTTTTATGTGGTTTACTATGGTATCATTGCACTAATAATAGTACCCGCTGCGGTAGCAAACGCAGAGCTTTTTTCGGCTGCTGCTGTTGTGGCACTAGCTTCGTTTTGCAAGGTTTGAAGTGCAATACTTGTAGCCCTGTCAGCGTTATTGTTTTCTTGTTGAAATGTGTAACTCATAATATCACGCTCACGTTGCCATAACTGATCCATGTTAGCTGAAGTTAAAGCATTCATAGTCTTAGCGAAGTCAGAGTTACTCTGATTCTGTGCAGCTGAGTTTATTGTAGCTATATTTTGACGCCACTGTGCATTAGACTGTGCTATCACAAGACCATTCTGTGCGTTAAACAAGTCACGCTGTTGTTGTATCTCAGAGTTAAACTCACGTAAAGCATTCACAGAGTTAACATTGAATTGATCCATAGCATTCTGCTGAGATGCGTTAAACTGTGATGTCTGACTACGAAGGTTAGCAAAGTACTGGTCTGTCTGGTTCTGACTAGAAGCGTTAAACTGTTTACCTGCATTCTCTGCAGCCTGATCTGTGAACAAAGCTTGAATGTTCTGCTGTGACTTAAACATAGAAGTTTGTTGCTCGTTAGACAAGTTAGCCATGTCCATCTGTAGGAAACTCTGAGCATTCTGTACTGCAGCCTGTTGACGGTTGTTAAGGTTCTGAGTGTCTAGCTGTGATAGTGCAGCAGCCTCAGCCATAACTAAAGCTTGACGATTATTTAGATTACTCAGGTTCATGGTGTTAGCTGCACGTGCATTCTCAATAGCAATGTTCTGCTCTGCAGTGAAGTTCATATTAGCAATGTCACCAATACGTGCTGAGTTTTGTACACGTGCTTGGAAGTCTTGATCAAACTCCATACCTAAGAATGTAGCACGTTGCTGTGCAGCAAGCATAGCACGTTGCTGACGGTTAGACAGGTTCTGCCCTTCAAACTGAGCCTGTACTTGTGCATCCATCTGAGCGATAGGTAGTGCAGCTTCCATTGTAGCTTGAATAACAGCCTGACCAGCCATGCTAGATGCACCTAAGCCACGAGCAGAGAGTGTAGCCATAGCGGTACGCATAGAGCCTGCAGCCCATGCAGGTGTCTCACCACCCTCGAACTGTTGCATAAGACCTTCTAGCTGACCTGCTACAGTAGCCTGTTTAGAGGGTGTAGCAGTGGCGGCTTGGATCTGTTCATTGAAGAGTGCAGCTTTCTCAGCATCTGCTGCACCAGAGATAACCTCACCCGCTTGGATCTCACGTGCAGCTGGGGCATCAACCATAGTAGCAGTACCCTGAGCAGCTTGCATATCAGTTATAGCAGAGGTTTGCTGTTGTGCAGCTGTTACTTGAGCCTCTGGTGCTACTTGCCCCTGTGCTGCAGTTAAGTCAGCAGTCTCAGCCTGTACTTGTGTGTAAGCAGGTACAAAGTCTACAGTCTGCGCTGTAGGAGTAGCTTGTTGGCTGGCTTGCTGTACAGTCCCTACTGTAGCAGCTTCAGCGTAAGGTGCTATAGGTGCGGCCTGCCCAGCGTCTACGGGAATGAAGTCTGCAGCATCAGGTTGAATGTAATCAACAGGAGCCTGTACGGGCTGCATAGTCTGTTTTACTGCACCCTGCATCATTCCATCTAGTTGTTC